ATAATTCTGTTTCTTTTTTACAATATGTGTAAACAACATTATCTTCTTTAGGTTTATAGGGTTTCAATCCCCAAGAATAAAATTTTTGACTGATGGAATCAAAAATTGTAATTAAATTGATTGTATCATTTGCTAATTTTGGTTCTGGAAAGTTTTTAGGTGAAAATGTTTCAATGTCCCAAAAGTAAATCTTTAAAGGATTTGCCAGTGCTTCTGGCTTATGGATATCATCTTTGAATGAAGACAACAAAAATTCTTGTTCACAACTGAGATTGTGAAATATTCTTTTAATGGCCGTCTCGTTTACAAATTTATTACGTTCAAATTGATTTTTGAACTTAACTTTTTTTAGAGGTGTATTAAAAATAGAGACCGCATCTGTGCCGTATGCAGATTCTACGAACAGATGCGGTTCATAACTGGATTCTAATTTGATTCGTTTACCATTTTCATTCCACGTCCACAGATGGACACACTGTTTTGCGGAATCATAAAAGACATTTCGATACATCTCAATATTTTCATATCAATGTGATGGAATGTCACTCTATTTTACTTTCCATTTAACATCAAACTCGCTCCAATCTTCTGGAACATCTTCAAATTTATTTTCTGTTAAAACTCCCCATCCAGATGAGCATTTTTTATAATTATCATCCAAGAAGACTTCAAAATTACTTAATTTGTTTTGAAATGTTTTAGATTTATTTGTGTAGATATTAGGTCTTCCGTCTTTTTCTACTTCACATTGTATTGTTTCTATAGATTTGTTATCTATTAGCAATTTTAAAGTGGTTAAAACTAAAAAATCACACCCCTGTAAATCACTTATATAAGTTTTAACACTTTTAATATCATTTTCTTCTAAAAAATTTATTAAATTTACAGTAGGCACCACAATTTTTTCTTGGGTTTTAATTAAATGATATAAATTACTTTCTTTATTAGGTTCTAACAATGAACTAGAATCACCGTTGTTGCTTGATATGTAGAAATACATACTTTCATTATGTCTATCACACACAGCAGCATTAATTATTTTTACATGGGGGTGGGAGTTAAATCTTTGAAATAAAATTCTACAAAAATTTGGATTGGCTTCAAATATAAAAACTTTTTCATAATCATCAATCAAACCAGAAACACCATTTCCGTGATGGCCTCCTACATAAATTAAAACATTTTCGAATTTTTTCATTTTTTATTTGGATAACTGATCTTGATTTAGTTTAATTAAATTAGGACTTTTTAAATTTCGCTCTTTAGATCCCCAATTAGTAAAATACATTGCCTCAAATTCATCCAAATGATCTTCTAACCACAATTTGTCCGTAAAATCGTGAATATTTTTAGAAAGTTTCATATATCTGTCATAATCTGATGTAATGTGTTCTAATTGGCTTATCAGATCAACACCTTTATCAAATTTTAACTCTGCATCTTTATATGTACAGAGATTTTGAAAGGTTCCTGGCATGCCAAATGCACCGGATTCAACAATTTTAATGTTACTTTTAGATTTATTGAAAATATTATCTTGCAAGGGTGCAAAACTTACGTTACATGCTGCATCGTGTATGGCTTTGGGTAAATCAAACAAAGAAGACCACGGTAAAAATTCCATTTCACCATTATCAATAAAGGGTTTAACCGAAAGTGGAAATGTTCCTTTCCAAACAAATTTAAATTTCTTGCGAGCCTTAATAATTTCATCAACAACGTGAGCAAAATCATCCTTTAGTCCAGTTTTATTGGCAACATCTATATGAGTGCCGGAACCAGCATACAATACTCGTGGTCTCCTCTTATGTTGATCATAAAGTTTTGCTATTCTATCTGGATAATAGTAATGTCCCAACCATTGTTTTGGAGCATAATTAGGAATGACTGTTACTTTCTTCGAACCAGTTTTTTCAATATAATAATCTTTCATATATTGACAGGTGACTGTCATCTCGTCCATCAATTCCATAATTTCTAAAATAGTGTTTTCCACTTCTGAGGATGCAAAAGCTTCCTTGCATCTATTATAATCTGGAATATCATTTCGGAAGACCACATCATCAATTTCATACACCAATTTATAACCAATTTGATCTTTATGTTTGTGAAGTTCTTGTATAAAACTTTTTTGTACCGGAGTTGCCTGTCTTTGCATTCTTATAGTTTTAATGTTTTGATAAAAACGCAAATCTAAAACCATACTAGTTAATCCAGATACACAAGCCTTATGATAAGCATTGAGAGAAATTTCGGGCCATATCATACGCCAGAAACCACAACCACCGTAATCTGCATAATAGTTTAATGCTCGTGGTAAGTTGGCTTCTTGCATTACTACAGGTGCCTGCACTGGAATCCGAATAGGAACAGATGAGATGTATCGGTTCTTGGGTAAAAAAGATTGATAATGTCCAGATGGTAAATTTGGAATACCATGTTCCACAGAAGAATATTCGTAAACTATTTTATCATCTAAATTATGAGATGAATTGTCTGAAGATTTTAATTTTAAGGCCATTGAAATAAATAGAAAAATTTTTCAAATGTCACTAGACTCTTAACGCTCTATCCCAAACCATTAAATGCAAACGAGGAGACATTTTAAATCCATACTGCTTACACAATTCTGCCACTGGTTCTGCATTATCTATATGTTCTGCTCTTGAACCGGCACATACCATAATCCATATAAGATCCCGAGGAATCATAAGACCAGGGTGATTAATAAAATCTATAAACAACTCTTGCATATCAGTTTCATCCTTGATGACAAATTTAAAACAGGAATTGTGATCTACATGAAATTTTAAAGCCTGTAAATTATAACGCTTTTGTTTAGAATCTCCGTTAGAGGATAATTTTGGAGACGTTGTAAAAGTTGCATTATATTCTTCTACCCATTTTGGATCCGGTAGAATGGTACCATTGGTCTCAAAATCTATACGAGGAAGAAATCCAAAGTGATTTTTAAAGGCTTCTACAAACTTTAATAGAGGTTCTTGCCGGAGCATGGGTTCTCCTCCAGTAATTTTCCATATATCACCTCGACGGAGGTTATCAGCTAATCCATTTTCTTTATAAAATTTGAACAATTGTTCAAAACTATACTTATTTTTCTTAGACCAAGAGATATAAGAATCACAACCCCACGGAGAATCTGGTGATGCCCATCCGCGGCAGGTTAGGTTGCACCCAAACAGCCTCATGAATACACTCGGATAACCAATAAACTTTCCTTCACCTTCAATGGTATGAAAACCAGGTCCATCATCACTGATCAATAGATAATTTTCTTCAGACATATATTTATATTACTGCAAAATTCTAGTAACGCCATCTTGTTTTTCTAAAAGAATGACTTGATCTATTCCGGCTCTGTCCGTGGCTTTGTTATGTGATATGATATACACACTTTCCTGGTAGGTTTCTACCCGAGTCCGAAGAATATTAAGAATTTTGTCAACTCCCTTTTCATCTAGGGCGGAATCAAATAATTCATCATACATACTCAAGGAGAAAGAGGTTCCAGCCTGCATGCGTAATACATCTTGGAACATAAAGAGGATGGCTAGATCTATTCTCTTCCGTTCTCCTCCGCTAAAATTAAAGTAAGAACATTCTATTCCTCTCTCGTTATAAATAGTCTCTTCAAACATTTCATTAAACTCACACTTACAAGGAGCTTCTAGAGCTTGTAGATAGAAATTAAGTTTTGAATTGAGGATATTTAACATCTTTTTAATGATGAAGGTTTTTACACCTTCTTCTGACACGATATACTTGGCAGATTCTAAAACATTTATCCTTTTTTGAATGTTAGATAGTTTTGTTTCCAGTTCTTCATTTTTTGAAGAAGCGGTGTCTATTAAAAGAGTAAATTGGTTGGGTTCGTTCTGTATTTCTAAAATTTCATTGTGAATTTCTTCATTACGGCCTTTAAATTGATTTATTTCCTGGGAGACCAAATTTAAAGAATTTAATTCTTTCCCATGTTTCTTAATATCTAAATTTAAATTATTAATAGCATCAGATATTATATTGCAATTTTCTTTCTGACTTTGTAATTCCTTAGAAGTAAACTTAATTAATTCTTGATCAATTTTTATATTAGAATCAAATTCTTGAATGAGCTGTTTAATATGTATTTCATCTACATTCTCAAAATCTCTTTTACACACCGGACAAGTTTTTGTGGTTTGCTGTAGTTTTAAAATTTCTTCTTTGTTTGTTTTTACGGAAAGATTTAATGCATTTATTTTTAAATTTATATCAAAAATCTTTTCGGAACATTCTAAAGACAGAGTTTGGAGTTGAGATATTTTAAATTCTTTCTTATCAATTAGTTCTTTTAAATTTTGTTGAGCATTTTCAACTCCTTTAATATCTGCATTTTTTTCTTCTAAATTTTTGATAGTTTCTAAATTTTCATTAACCTTTTTCTGCAAGGAAAATACTTTTAAATCTAGATTGTCTTTCCATTTTTTGGATTGATTTTTGTAAGTTTCTAGGTTTTTTTGATTGTCTAAAAAATTAAAACTGTCTTGTTCATTTTGTTTCTTACACTCATTAAGATCTGAGCGAACCTGCAATAACATTTCGCCGAAGATGCCTAGATGCAAAACGCCTTCAACAAATTTACGCTTGTCTACCTTCTTCTGAGCCATAAAAGGTAGTGTGTTATTAGCAGTCATAATAACTGCATTCTGAAACACTTCTTCACTGGCTCCTATAATTTCTTTTATGAGTTCGTCTGTTTTGGGTAAGGAGGATCGTGTTATGTCAACTCCATTACATAATAATTCTGTTTTGTTGGGTTCGGCCCTTCGTGTTAGTATATAACTGTCTATTTTCTTTGAAGTAATAACATCAAAATTTAAAACAACACAACACCCACCTTTGGATTGATTGTGGATAATTTTATCTCTTTTAATGTCTCTTATGGTATTTCCGAATAATGTCCAGTAAACTGATTCAATTAGGGTACTTTTTCCTACACCGTTGCGACCACCCTTGTCTCTATTTTCCCCAGTAATAAGACTTATGCCTGAATTAAACCATAACTCCAGAGACTCTTCACCAACTGAGAGAAAATTTTGTATAATTATTTTTTTAAATAAAATTTGCTTCACCAATTTAGTTTAACTCAAACTAATGAAAATTACACCAAAAATGAGGTGTTTTTAAAAACAGCTGATAATATATTTGTTTGATTGTCAGACGGAACTCTAATACAATCCTCTACATTTGAAGAATTTATTAAATGATAACCAATTTCATTCATAAAATTGGTTAAAGAAGACAAATTAAAATGCCACAAATGTTCATCTGGTCTTCTATGTTTCCAATTTAAAAACCATTCATCTGAATTATAATGACATTCTGGGACAGATATATAAATGTATTTTGTTTTTAATTTCTTAATTTCATATATGTCTTCAAAATGTTCCAACACATCAAAAAAACAAACAACATCATACGAGTCTTTGTAGATATCATCTACACAAATGCAGCCACTTGGTGTTATATATTCATTGACCTCAAAACCAAAACAGTTTTGAATCTTGGATTTAGCTGCATTTAAAAAATCACCATTTCCGAAACCAACATCTAATATACTCGTTGGAACTTTGTCCAACGAGCCTATCAAATAACCCAATCGCAAGTATGACATATTAATAGATAATTCCTTATATACATCATATCTTTGTTTAATATAATCTATATTATATTCTTTTTTGTGTTTAAAAAAATTTTTCTGTTTTATTAAACCGTTTTTGAATTTTTCATAGTTGTCTACCATATTATATTTTTATCCAATTATTTTTAGTTCTGTGTGGTTCTTCGGGATTTCTACAATATTTTAAATCATGATGAAATAATTTACTGTTTGTAGATATACTATCAGCTAGTAAATGAAAACAAGAATCAACTGCATGTATTTCTTTTGCATTTTCTATGAGTTTACAATAATCAAAAATTATAGGAGTTATGGGTTCAACAAAAATTCTTTTTATATCTGTTCTCAAACTTTCATACACTATACGATCACCACCAGAACTTCCGTTTTTGTGTATTAAAATATATTCTTGATTGTCGGGGTTTAAAATATTATATAGATTATTTTCTCTTTCTTTATCTCTATTAAATTTAAATCCTTCCCATCTAATGTTAAAATCTATCTCATATTGTTTGTAAAAAATTTCATCCCAGGTTAAAACATTGTTAGGATCTTTTTGCAAGGAACGCAAATGGTCAAATCCTATTTTTAATAAAGAGGGATGTGTCAAATTATTTTTTGAAATAAAATTATCAATTTGATGATATTGTCCGCTCAAATATTTTACACCATTTATGTCTCTATACATAAATTTAACAGATTCTAAATTTTGAGGAGTTACTGCAATGTGGGGTTCATCTATTTGATAAAGTTTAATAAGTTTTCTTACTAACCCGTTACAAATTATATGATCTCCTAATCCCAAGTGATGATAAATATAGGTTGTTTTCATTTTAATTTTAAATTAAAATTATTTTTACTTCTCTTGTTATAATTTATTTGATCTATAGAATAATACGCTTCATTGCGGACATATAATTCATCGTATGTAGATTTTTGCCATGCTGGATGTTGGTGTTCTATGATAACTTTAGATGATTTATAAACTCTTTTTAACTGAATAGAAACTTCCGTAAATTCATTATCACACCACAAACTAATATAATCTGGATGGTATATATAATTAAATCTTTCATAATATTTTTTGCCTAATATACTAAGAGTGTTTAACCTGTCTTGAGCACCATCGTGGTACCATAATACACCATCTGTGTCTTCAAAATTATTCTTCATGTCTTGACGAATAATTTCATCATACCCCATAATTATAGGAATCATGTCATCAGACGCCAATAGTAATATATCCCAACCAGATACTTTTTCTAAATCTGCATTTACGGCTTGTATTTTGGTTTTACTATCTCCATAAAAATAAATTAATTTTACTCTTTCTTGATATTTCTTCAATTTACAAATAATTTCTTCATTATTCATAAGAGGATCATCTGAATCCATTGAAATCAAAAATGCTATTTTGGATATATTAAATGCCTTTTCAATATATAAATCCAAAACTTCAAAGAATTTTTCAGATCTTCCACGAGTTGGAAATTTAATTAAAATTTTATAAGAGTTCATATAATTAACCTGTTGTAGATGGATAATAAAAATAAATAGGATCTGTTATGTAAACTTCTGTAACTAATTCTTCTTTTAAACGGAGAGAATAATCTTTATCTTCCTGATATGATAAATCAGGAAATCCTACCTTTAAAGCAATTTCTCTCTTTACTGGATTGAGATGATTTGGACATCTATAATATATGTTATTTTCTTCATACCATTCTTTATATTTTATAGAATGAATAAATTTGCGGGATCCTAGATGTTTTTGGGTAATAATTCCTTCTATTCCAACACAATCTGGTTGATCTTTTATGGCTTCTAATATACTAGATATAAAATAAGGAGACACCATATCATCATCATCTACAAATACGATGTAATCTCCTTGAGCAGCATTCAAGAGTTCATTTCTCTTGGCTCCTATGGTTTTTTCCCCGTCATCTATATTTGCCAACATTTCAACACTATTATTAGATTGAGCATTGAGAATCCGTGCTAGATTATGAAAAACTAAAGACCTCTTGGTGAGCGTGGCGGTTAAAATGGAAAGTTTTTTTGACATATTAAAAAGAAACCAAGTAATGTATATAGTTATCTACAGAAGTTGATAAAACAACTTGTTTTATATTATCTAAACAATTTGTTATGCCATCTATTTTATGAGATTCTAAATTACTATTTTTGTATGCATTAAATTTTTTCCCATTAATTTCATGACATATATTTTCTTGAGGATCATTTAACCGGTGTATATGAGACACACTAAAAAATTTACCAAAGGGGTGTTTGTAAGGAACTAATCCCTCTCTTACACATCTTTCATATAAATCATCATCTTCTTTGCCCCATCCTTCATACTGATTACTGTACCCATTGACCTTGATTAGATGATCTTTATTAAAGAGAACAACCCCTCCCATGATTTTGTCCGGGATATTAACATAATTAAACTGACTACAATGACTACTAATGTGGGATGGAACGGAAGGATAACTGTAGTCTGCATATTCGGGTAATAGATCCACATCATGAAAACATATATAATCACCAGAAGACTTGGTGTACCCTATATTGTTCAACAAGCCCTTATTAAAGGGCTTGTTGTTATCTTGTTCCACAACAATAATTTCATAATTTTCTACTTGTCTGGAAACATAGGAATGAAGAGATGGAATAATTTTTTCTAAAGCATTCTTGCGATCTCTGTATGGAATTATTATAGAAAGTTTTTTGTCTTTATTAATTTCTTTTTTTCTGCTATAATTATTTTGTAAAAACATTAAAGAATAACATAAATTTTTAATACCCTCATCTTCTATACTGTTTGTAAATTTGCCCCATTTATTAGTAAAATGTTTAGCAGAAACGTCCCAATTTTCTTTGTATTTGTCTTTATTGGTTATAGAAGATTCTTCATTACTTCCTAGTATATCTGTTATATAATCTTGACTGTTTAATAAATCTGGAAAATACCAAAAAGGAGGTGCTACATTATTGGTAACTAAATTGTATGCAAAATCTACATGCTCAAATGCATTTATATAAGTTTCATCAAAATATCCTAATTTAGTTACCAGATTAGAATGTATGTACATAAATGCTCCTTGAGGGTTGTGGTAAAACCCAAGTTTAGTGCCGTCTGGTTGTTCAAGAACAAATTTTAAGGTCTTTTCATTATTTGCCACCTTTTCAAAACACAGATGATGTATTCCTGTAGAATTTGCGGCTTTAATGTAAGCATTAAACACACCCGGATCTTTAATTAGAATATCATCTTCTATGAGAAATAAGTGTTTATATCCCTTATCAATGAGATATTTTAGGAGTATGTTCTTGCTTTTGGCTACTCCTTTTTGTTTTTTGTTTAGGATTATATGATCTACATCCCACTGAGGAGTAGCATAACTATTTTCTCCATCATTAACAACAACAAGTGTTCCTATTTTATTTCTAGGAACACTTGCAAGAACTTGCTGATAATAATCAGGTCTATTGTAGGTTAATATACCTACTCCTATTTCTGATGGTGAGATTTCCATATCTGCTTTAAAGATTCTAACATATCTTTTTCAGAAGTAAACCTTTCCGGAGGACCATAATTGGTTACTATTGAAAATTTATTTTTAGATATAAAAATATCTAAATTCTTTTTAAAATTTTCCATAAAATCTTGCTCAGATCTTATTTTACTTTGACCATGGTTTGCTACTATATCCTTTACATACAATGAAGAATTTTTAACATCTGCAAACCATCTAAAAGGAGGATGATATCCCTTTAATGATATATGCAAGGTATGGTCTACGTGTTCGAGTGCATTATAAAAAGATTCATCCATTAATCCTACATCTTTTAAAACGTCTATATGAAAATAACTCAATGCCCCTAAAATATTAGGATAAAGATCTATTATGGTTCCGTCTGGGTAATTAACACTCTTTCTTATAATTGGTTGTCCTTGTGGATCCAAATTATGATTTCCGTGTAGCCCAAAATTAAAATGTTTTATACCGGTTGTTTTGCTGGCTTCTATGTAAAAATTAAAAACATTGTCATCAATAATTTCTATATCATCTTCTAAAATAAATATATGTTCACATCCCTTGTCTATAAGAGATTTTAAAGCCAAATTTTTGGCTTTACCTACACCAATCTTGCCTTCAGTTTTAATATACCAATTAAGAAAAGGTGAGACAACCACACTCTCCAGTCCATCATCTACCACAACTGTGTAAATGTTTTTGTAAGCCTGCTTTATTTTAACTAGGGACGCTTCACATTGTTTAAAAAACTCAGGCCTATCACATGTGATAATTGCTACGCCAATATTAAAGGGTTCTTGCATAATTTTTCTGTATTAATTCCATGGATTTAAACATCTGATCAGCAGAAACACCTGTAGGATCATTTTGACCAGGAATAAATTGATGTTTGTTATAGAAAAGACCAAAACTAATTTCTGCAGACTTTTGTTCTGTAGTGTTAATTTTATTCATTTTAACCACAGACTTATATAATCCAGGACTAACACATGGATTGAAATGATTTGGGGGATATGTACCATCTGCTCGAAGTCTTAATATATAATCTAAAGTATCTAATTGATTATTACTGTAAAGTTGTTCATTAAAGTAACCGTATCTTTTTATTAAATTAGAATATAAGAATATAACATCTGCATTTAATTCGGGAGAAATGTTTAATGAAATTTTCTTTTCTTCATCATCAATCACTAATGTATCAGATCCGGGACCCGTCATCATCCATGTTCCAAAATTAGAAGCAGTTATTATGGTTTTATTAAAAAATTCTGGATCTGTTAATGCATAATTAGAATTAATTAAAAATAAAAATTGTTTTTTTTGTAATCTAAAATGAGTCAATATTCTATTCTTAATGGAAGCAAAAGAAATTTCCTTTTCATGACGGACACTGTAAGAAGGGAGTGTATTTTTAGTATTTGATACGACAAATATATTATTAGTCAATTCTTTTGGAATAGATTCTAAACAGTTGTTTAACTCTGTTTGACTGTATACATCTATTATACCTATTCCTATTTTTTCTGTTAAATTCATAAGTCTTTTAAAAAGTTATTAAAATATCCAATAGGCGAAAAGTAATCTTCCCACAATTTTCTATTTTTGTCTAAATTAAATGTCCTTTCTTCAATAATAGATGGTAATTTATTAATATCCCCTTCTTTAATAAAGATTATATAATCTTCCCAATTTATAATTGATTCAAACGGCAAATTAACATCAGAATCAATTAATATTGGAACCCTTCCAAAGGATAAAGTTTCATAAAATCTGTAAGAAAAATTACCATGACCCCTGTAACAAAAATGATACATATTTTCTGTTAAATTTTTATTAAATTCTCTTCGTGATTGTATTAATTTATCATTGTTATCTGCCCAGTGATGCCAATAGGCCTCTCTTATTATAAAATCTGTTTTACATCCAATTTCTTTTATTGAATCTAATATTTTATGTCTTCCGTGTTGAACCCTTCCACAAAATCCCACAGCCTTTTCTGGAATTAAATTACTATATTTTTGATCAGGTGATATGAAGGGTAAAATTCTTTCATTTTTGTGTCTAACTGATTTATACAAAGAAGATCTATACAAAATAACATTATCCGGCAAATTAAACATGCCAGAATTATCATCAAAATAAAAATTAATTATTTTTATGTTCAATTTATTAGATAATTCTAAAAAAGGTTCAATGTCTGTTAAATTAAATTTAAACGGATTTATAATCACATCTGCTAGAGATGGGTCTTCCACTAAAATATGATCACAATTTTTACCATTTAAAAAAAGAGAATGGATTATGTTTTCATAAATTAAATCTGATAATTGTACTTTTTTTATTTCTTGATAAGTTTCAATTTTAATAAAAGGAATAACACAAAAAGAACTATGCCAATCTGATAACTTTTCCGGCGTTAACTTATCTTGATTTAAAATGTAAATTTTCATATATTTTTAAGATGCAAGTTTGAGATAAAGTTCATTCAAGTATTCATAAGTCTCATCTTTATGAGATATATCTAATGCTTGAATAAAATCTAAAATATTTTTAGTAATGTCTACAGAATCAAAAGAATTATCTGAGTCATTTAAAGTTAAATCTTTATCTGCAATTTTATAATCTAATCTAAAAAATTGAGGTTTAAGTTTTTGCAATTTAGAAGATATTAGACTAATTTCTTCTGGGGTTATATCTACATCAATTAAAAGACATACAATATTTCCAGTTACATTAGTTTTTATATAATCAGATGGTAATTCTTTAGATAGAATTTTTGCCAAAGATAATTTGATGTGTTTAGGAGATACTGTATTTTCTATAAATTCAAATTTATTGGTAATAAGATCTAAAATATAAATGCCCCTTTCTTCATCAACATCTCCAAAATTTTGTTGGTAAGGACTACCCAAATATAGAATCTCTCCATTTTCATATTCACGATGAGTTCTTTTATGAAAATGACCAGTTATTACAAATTTTGATTTATTTAAAAGATCTGCAGATGACATACCGTGATCACATGTAGAGTGATTGTTCATCTTAAAACTTTTAATTTCAAAATGGCCTACAATATAATCCATATCTCCTGGTATGGATTTGATGTCGGTGCCCCAAGGAACCATACACAGTTGTTTTGTGGAATTAACTACTTGAAAAATGTGAGGAATTTTATCAATGACTGTAATATTGTTCCAACCATCAAATAAAGATATAGAATTAACGTCGCTACGTTCTTTGTAATAGCAGTCATGATTACCCGTAGAGATAAAAATTTTAAAATCACTTAATATGTCAAAAAATTGTTTTGCAGTACTTAAAGTGTTAACAGATATTTCATTTCTATTATGAAAAATATCTCCCGGGATTAAAATTTCATTAATTCCATTTTTACTATAAACTTCTGAAGCCCAGGTTGCAAAATTTAATATGTTAGAGTGCCACGCAAGGCTGTCTTGACCCAAACCTATGTGTATGTCGGAAAATATTCCTATACGTGACCCCTTAATTTTCATATTTAATAATTGTTGCTTTGAGATATTCTTAATTGATTGTTCTTAACAACTGTTTTATAGTTTTCAGAAAATAACATTAATTCATTTTGATACTTTTCATGGGTATCTCTCAAGTGTTTTTCTTTTTTAATTCTATTACGGAAAGCATTAAAAGCAATGCGTGTAAAGTAAGAAAATGGATTTGAGCCCTTGGCGTGATCATATTTTTTAGAAGTTAATGCTTTAAACATGCGTATTATGCCGTCTCCCACCATTTCTTCTCTGTATGTATAGTTGATAAAATTTGGTGCATAACTTAATTTGTTGGCAATTTTACTAACCATCAATGCCAAATTATCTGACATATGACCAGACTTATAATAATCAATGATCTCGGTGTCAAATTCAACGGGATTTACGTAGAATTTTTCCTTATCAGTTGGTTTTTTCTTTTTAATGACCTCTTTAACTATTATTTTTTCTTCTTCCTCTTCATCTTCTTCTATATCCTCATCATTATCATCTTCATCATCTTCTTCATCGTGTGAAGAAGGATGATCATATCCTAAAAATTCAGCCTCTTCTTGGGTATAAACAATTTCTGTGACGTCTTCATTTTCTAGAGAGGCCTTCTTACGAGATTTCCGTTTCGGTGTATTCATATTTTTCTAATTTGTATATTTTCTTTCTTTCTTCAACGTGTTTTTTGCCGTATTTGGTATTATCTGCAATATCAAATATTACAGCTTCTGATTTGGTGTGGTGAAGGCGCAATACCCTACCAATGGATTGCATAATTTTTATCTTAGCTTTCCCGGCCGATGCAAAAATAATGTTGTGTAAATTAGGTATATTAATACCCGTACTAAAAATCTTAGAAATTGCAATAACTATAACATCACGGCGATCATCCATGAGTGTTCTTATTTTTTCCCTGTCCTCCATCTCTGTGGAACCTTGAATAAAATACACTGGTCTCAATGGAGTGGATGTAGGTGTCGTGAGTTCTAGTAGTTTATTGTAAAGGTTAATGCCGTGTTCAATACGGTCAACCATTATTAAAGTGTTTTCCTTTAACTTGAGAGATAAATTTGTAATAATTTCATTACGTCTTGCGTTAGCTTGTAAAAATTCTAATTCTTGCTGAAAAGCAAGAGCCGGTTGTGTTAAATCTAATTCTATATTAGGTAATACAGAATGAATAACTTTTAATATAATAATCTTAAAATTAGAAATATAAGATTGTTCCTTTAAGGTGTGGGTTTTTTGTTCATAGGTAATAGGACCTATCTTGCCCACTATATTCCATTGATCGATTTTAGAGGATGGCATTGTTCCTGTAAATCCAAATTTAAATGGTGTATTAATAAATTTTAAAACATCATTTATTTTATTGCCTCTTTTTAAAGAATGAACTTCATCTACTAATAAAACATTAAAATCACTTAAAACTGATAAATCTGTTTTTTCTGACATTAAAATCTGTGTGCCCGCAACTACTATATCTGAAAAAGAATTATATTCATTATCACCTGACCACTTAGAAACATTTTTTAATCCATATTCTAAAAAGTCATTAGTGGTCTGCTCTACAAGTTGTATAGAAGGCACCAAAACTAATGTTTTAACTACCTCTTTTATTAAAGGTGTTATACTTTTAATAACACCCGCCATTATTAAAGTTTTTCCTCCCGCTGTTGGGATGACTGTTACTCCCCTGCCCTGTTTTAATGATGTATAAATGCTCTTTTCTTGATAATCTCTGTATTGTTTATTATCAAAAGATAAAATCATAGGAAATTCAAATCCTGGGTTGTATATATATTTTATTTCCTGGCTAACCTTATACTGATAATGATTTAGATCTAAAAATGATAAAAGTTCTCCTAAAAGACCAGTATCAAATTTTCCCTGTGGAGTAATTGAATATAAACGAGTTGGTGTAAAGTGTGAACATCCCCTCCTGTATGAGGGGTTAGAAATAGAAAAATTCTCTCTAATTAAAGAGAGAATATCCTTTTCACAAATTATTTGAATTTGTTTATCTTTATTAACAAGAGAGAATTCAATCATTAGGTTGTCTCCAATTTATTAATTTCTATGATATTTTTTATATCATAGGTCATAGATCTGAGTATAGTCTCCACTTTTTCAAGATATTCAATCAAGAGTTCTGTTTCTTCTATGTCCTGATTGATTTTTTGTATAGTATCTGAATTTTCTATCTTCTTTTCTAAAGAGGCTTTAGGAATTCCGTTGGGAATGCCTTGTTCTTCTAAAGAAGAAAATACAGCTAGTTTAGACATTCTTTTTTTTCTTTCTAAACCATTAAGGTATCGCTTTTGTTCAATCAAGCGAAAAACCCATTTATGCTTAATTGAAGGAAGAGTCAATTGCTTCTGAGAAAGATTTAATTCATCAATTCTGGTGTCTTCTTTAAGTTCTTGACTAAGTTTATCAAAATCTAACATAAATATTAATATCTTTTATTATAATCCCTTATGTCCACAAAATTTCAACAATTATTTTTACAACTCATGGAGGACAACTCAGCGGCTCCAGGAGGTGCTTTTGGACCCAATGACGCATGGTCTCCCGAAAATATCCCCAATAATGACACAAGAGCCACTATGTCTGTGGTAAACTGGGGAAAAGGAAAAAAAGAAAAAAAGAAAAAATTTCCGTTGATAAAAAGAAATTTGAATAGATCTTTATAATGGCAACGGAAGAAACCACAGGACATTGGATATTATCCGATGGAATAATAATAAATGAATTAACCTTTGGCTTTATATATGAAATTACTAATAATATAGAAAATAAAATATATATTGGTAAAAAACAATGTAATTCTAGAATTAAAAGAAAACCATTAAAAGGAAAAACTAGAAATAGAATAGATTATAAAGAATCAGATTGGAAGACCTATACAAGTTCTTCGGAAAATTTAAATAATGATATTTTACGCCTAGGAAAAGAAAATTTTACATTCAAAATAATTAGAACAGGCACCTGTAAGTGGGAATTAGCGTATTATGAGGCTAAAGAACAATTTGATCGCAATGTTCTCTTTCAAAAAAATTATTACAATGGTATTATAAACTTAAGAATTGGTTCACCTCCTAAAAATTTAACAACTTAATATGTCACAATCACACTGTATATACTGCAATTCAGATTCTTTTGGAGTTCCTTGTTTGTTTTCTCCTACTAATACTCATGTACATATGGGAGAAGCTTCTAAATGTATATACTGTGGTTCAACCTCTGTTGGAAGTGGTTGTTTGTATAATCCTTATAATAAAATACACACCAGAGGGCCGGAATTTTTAAATAGATCTAATATACAGGCAGAAAGGGCTTTAATATTAAATTATATAACAGACCAAATAACACAGGAGAATTCTTTAGATTATTTATCTCCTCTAGACAGATTTTATAAAAGAATTTCGTACATAATATCACACACTTCTGAACCTTTAATGGAAGCTCTTTCTTTACAAGAAACTCCAGTTTATTCTTCAGTAGAAAAATCTCATTTAATAAAGGCTTATAAATTAAAGATGGAAATTGTGCAAATTCTTGAAAATTTAAGAGAAGTGATTAAAGATGCCAGTTTAAGCATCACTCCAGAACTTGTAGAAGAAACTATATTAGATGCTATTATATCCGCTCAGGAATAAATATAGTATATGTCTTCTCCTCACCTCAATCAATTAGACTTTTCTTTAGTCAAGCCGGTAGATACTCTTTATGTAACAAACATAGTTTCATCTGGCACCATTACCACCAGTGGAGTGTTTGCAGGTAGTGTACCATTGAGCAGTGTAACTAGCTTGCAGGGGGTGTTGGATAATAAATTATCTTTGTCAGGAGGACAAATAAGCGGTAATTTATCTATTACTGGAAAGTTGTCTGCAAGTGGTGGAGTGTATTTTTCAAATACCACAATAACATCCACTTCAGCGTTGAGTGTAGTTAATCTAGGCCCCGGTCCTGCTTTATTTGTTTCTCAAGCGGCCGGCAGTGGAGACATTGCTTCTTTTTATGATGCTGATGGGATAGAAGCTTTACATGTAGGAAACGCAAAAAATGCTATAGGCCAAGACCCAAACGGTGTAATAGGCATAAAGACGTCTTTTCCTAATAAAACTCTAACAGTTGTTGGCGAAATTAGTGCCACATCAGATATTACCACTTCTGGTAAATTTAAAGGAGACGGTACTTCTTTAACATTGCCAGTGGCTGGGTCTTCTACATTAGGAATGGTCAAGGCTGGCAATAATGTATCTATAGATGGCAGCGGCTCTTTGAGTGTATCTCTGCCTACAATAACCACCGGTGCCACGGGAGTTCAAGGTATTCAAGGAGTTCAAGGTATTCAAGGAGTTCAAGGATTAACTGGAAATGTGGGAGCCTCTGGTATTCAAGGAACCTCTGGTATTCAGGGATTAACAGGAAATATGGGTGTGGCCGGTTCTCCGGGTGCCGCTGGTATTCAAGGTGCTACAGGTATTCAAGGTATTCAAGGTATTCAAGGTATTGCTGGTTCTGCGGGATTGCAAGGTGCTACTGGATTGCAAGGCTCTGTAGGAATTTCAGGTGTTCAAGGAGCTACTGGATCTCAGGGCTCTACTGGTATCCAGGGAGCCACCGGTGTAGGTGCCACAGGGTTAACTGGTCCCATTGGCCCAGGGGGTGGTGCAACCGGCCCAATAGGACTTCAAGGCATACAAGGCACTGCTGGATCTCAGGGCTCTACTGGAATCCAGGGAGCCACCGGCCCCCAAGGCGCCACAGGTATAGGAGCCACCGGCATTCAAGGTATTCAAGGAATTCAAGGAATTCAGGGTGCTACCGGTATTCAGGGATCAACTGGTATAGGCGCCACCGGATTGCAAGGCCTTGTAGGACCTACAGGAGCATCTGGAGTCATTGGAATTAGTGGTATTCAAGGTGCTACTGGTTTACAAGGTTCCACAGGTATTCAAGGAATTCAAGGGGCTACAGGAATAGGTGCCACTGGTATTCAAGGAGTTCAGGGTATTCAAGGCATTCAAGGTATTCAAGGTGTTTCTGGTTTACAAGGTGCCACTGGGTTAGGAGCCACCGGTATTCAAGGTATTCAAGGAATTCAGGGCATTCAAGGGGTTCAGGGTGCAACTGGACTAGGAGCTACCGGAATTCAGGGACCTATAGGCCCGGGAGGCGGAGACAAGGGAGATCAAGGTGCTACTGGCATTCAAGGTGCCACCGGTTTACAAGGAGCTACTGGATTAGGTGCCTCAGGAATTCAGGGATCCACCGGCATTCAAGGTGCTACTGGCATTCAAGGTGCCACCGGTTTACAAGGAGCTACTGGTGTGGGTGCCTCTGGAATTCAAGGTGCTACTGGCATTCAAGGAGCTACTGGATTAGGTGCCACGGGCATTCAGGGTGCCACCGGCATTCAAGGTGCTACTGGCATTCAAGGTGCCACCGGTTTACAAGGTGCTACTGGTTTACAAGGAGCTACTGGTGTGGGTGCCTCTGGAATTCAAGGAGCTACTGGATTACAAGGAGCTACTGGATTACAAGGAGCTACTGGATTAGGTGCCACGGGCATTCAGGGTGCCACTGGAGTAGGTGATACGGGTGCCACTGGACCAATCGGTCCAGCAGGTGGTGCCACTGGCTCTACAGGACCTGCTGGACCAATTGGTCCCGGAGGCGGTGCTACAGGACCCGCTGGCGCTGATGGCCTCAAAGGAGACAAAGGAGAGACTGGTGAAAAGGGTGATAAAGGGGATAAAGGAGATACAGGAGAGACAGGACCCGCTGGCACTAATGCAAACATGCAGGGACCTCAGGGTGAAAAGGGCGATAAAGGAGATACAGGAGATACAGGACCCGCTGGCGCC